TCATGCTGAAACCCTGACCCTTTGTATCTCGCCTTGATCGGCGTCAAATGTGATTGCTTCCAAAGATGCCCGCGCGGAATAAGCCTTGCCTGCCGCATAGGCATCTTTTGCCGTGATAGCCCTAAGCTGCATCCATTGCACGCCGCCAATGTCGGCCATCTTTAAATGATGCAGATGCCCGGTGAACAGAAACCGATGACGGGTTTTGCCCCAATCCTCTGCGTGTTCATCCGCCAAGAACATAACCATGCGCTCTGGCTTGGCCCCGTGACCGTGGTGCGCAGCGACAAGGCAATTACCGTGCCGCATCACGAAAAACTCACCCGGTATTTTCTGGACTTCAATGCGCGGGTTTTCGCGGTAACGCTCATGCAGGGCAAACATGATCGCCATGTAAGCCGTTATATCATGATTTCCGGGCAAAATGCGGACAATGACCCGCGCGTGCTTCTGAGCAGCATATTCGATGCCATAGGCCAGCGCCTGTATCGTCACGTCCAGCGTCTTGAAATGCCGAGTATCCACATCAAGAACATGCTTGGATCGGGGCGTCATGTTTTGCTGATCGTCGGCGTGAAGCAGATCGCCCAGACCAAGGATAACCGCCGTCTCAGATGCTGGGGATGCATCAACGGCCCGGCCCACCCATTCGCGCACCCTGTTGCTTGCAATGTCCGTGTCGTAATCCTCGCCAGTTTCCTTGCCCCACGCCATCATTCCAGCATGAACGTCAGCCAAAGGATACACGGTCAGCAGGTTGGCAAGCGTCTGTTCTGGTGCCGATATAGGCAATGCAGGTTCCATGCCCTCCAGCGCCGTCCGTAGGCGGTCTGCGATGCTGTCTGGCGTGTCTTGCTCAGGCTTCAGCAGCGTTGAATAACTTGTGCCGTCTTGCGATTTGGTCTTGGCCCAAATCAGCGCAGGGACCATGCCCGTCCCGACCGCGCTCATGCTGTCACGAACCGCTGGGTCCAGATGCATCCCCAGCTTTTTTGCTTTCTCCAGCCGCGATGCGTAGGTGTAATAATTTAGCCCAGAAGCGTCAGCGGCATTGCGAACGGATCTGCCATGCTCACGCCAAAGGTCAATCGCCTCCTGCAACAGGGCTGGGTCAATAGGTGGTGTTGGCATTAAAGAGGTTCTCCACGGTCAAGTGGCTTGATCGGCGCTGCAAAGTTGCGTTGCGGTGGCCTGCGGAGGCGTTCGTGCAGGTGTTCTGGCATGTCCACGCTAACACAATCGCGCGGCGTTGTCGTGACAGTTGCAAAATGCCCGTTCTCAGCCCACCACAACTCAATCATATTGCCCTCGGCTGTGATGCCCCACGACATCAGGGACATGTTGAATTCAGATTTCAAAAAAGCCTCAAGGTGCTGGCGATTAAAGCAAGCCTGCGCATTTGCGGCAGAAGATAGCCCGAAGGCTATAACCACCGGAAATAGGCCACGGGCGATCATTACCCGCAGCCTGCATCTATTGTGGCGATAAGAGCAACGCCTGACCTTTTGGATTGCGGCCCACCGTCTTCAATAAGCGCCGCAGCATGTTGGGTGCGCAGATTGTCGGTGCCGTCACAGATCGCCTCAGCGCTTGGACCTATCGCGCAGCCAGTCGTCAAGGCGATCATCGTCAGGCAGAGTAACTTTGTCCATGCGTTCACGGGTTCCAACATAGCTTTCCAGTTCCCTACGTTTTGCGGCTGCGGCCACGCTGGACTTTCCGCGCCAGTATGTTGCGGCGAAAGCGATCAAAAGCGCACCAGCGGCGGCAAGCCAAAGTTTTATGCGCAGAAACATTCAACGCGTCCGACGCCAAAGCATGTAGCCAATGAACCCAGCAGCCACGACAACTGCCACAAGCTGCGCCGTGGGGGCCAACTGACCCAAGACAGGCAGATAGTCTGCTGCGACGGCCACAGCGCCCGCTACACCGGCCCCAGCGGCTGCTTGGGCGTCCTTGTCATCGGATAGCTTCTCAGGCTGTCGGGGCGGCTCTGTGGGCCACGATGTGGGGGATAGCGGCCAATGTGTCCCCCAGCTACGCGGCTCTGCCGTGTCAATGTGCATGAACCCTGACTTGGGATAATAGCCGAAACCTGTAAAGCCGACCGCGCGGGCCGCAGCTTCGAACGTGTGCGGATCGTGGTTGTCCATGCGGACATCAAACGCGATGCCTTCCATGTGCTTAGATGCCTTGGCCCCACCGACCTTGCGGTTATGCTCTGGCGACCGATATGCAGATGTCAGGATCAACGACTTGCCAAGGTTGCTGCGAAGGCGTTGCAGCATATCCATTGCCTCGGTGTCTATTGTCAGCTTGCCGGTGCCTTTGCAAGCGATCTCGCGCGGGCTGAAATGATGCCAAGGCCATTCGGCGGGCGGAACCTTGCTATAGTGTGCGAATGTGCGCCTCATTTGCTGTTTCCCGACATCATTGTGTCAATGCGCCCGTTGAGCGTCTGTAACATGCTTATGATCTGTTCAAGCTGGGCGGCAGTCGCCTCGCGTTCTTCGCGCCGGGCTTGGTCGCGTGCGTTAGCCTCTGCGCGCAAAACCGCAATATCCGTTGAATGGATGCCTTGTTGCTTGTGCAGAATCCAAACCCAAATAACCGCTGGGACGATTAGATACTTCATTGCTGCGTCAATGAATGGCAGTGCTTCGTTCATGCCGTCCCCCAAGGCTGCAATGCAATCCACGCATCAATCTTTTCAATGCCGCTGTCAAAGATTACATCGCGGCTGAAATCTTCTTTCGGCAGTGAAATGTTATTGCGGCGCTCATACCAGCGATGGTCTGGCGTGTTTGGTTCATCAGCCATGTCAGAACCCCTTGACCCGGAACGCAGCGAAATCGCCGTTCATCATTTTCTTTTTGCAATAAAGGGCAAACTCTTTTGTCCCAATACCCGCACCGCACTCGGCTGACCATTGCTCGGCAATGACGAACGGGATGCGACCAGCAAGGCGAAACTTGGCGTCACCGTGCATAGACGGCGCAATGTCGGCCAGCGCCTTGTTCTCGTCGATCAGATATTTGACATCCTGCGAACGGGTGATGTGCAGCTTGCCGTCTTCTTCGATCATCTTTTCGCGGACATCATACATCGCTGGCACCCTTGCCCTTGCGTGCAACCTTGATTTCCTCAGCAAAGCCAAGATCAATCAGCGTGCGCGCATCTGCATCGGTTGCATCAACTTCGGTGCCAACTTCAAGCGGGCTACCGTTTAGCCACGGCTTGCGATCTGTTGTGATACGGATTTTGGGCATGTAATTTTCCTCAGGGGGTTAGCTGTAGCCGTTGCCCGAAAGTTACACGATTTATGGCTGCCGGTAAAGCACCTTGGATTTTTACCGGATGCCGCTATAATGAAATGGCTCCGCGCAGGACCAACTGCCGGAGCCGTGATCGAAACCGAACCAAGGAGGCTCCGATGGCCAAAGACTTACCACCTGTAGAAACATTGCGTCAACTGCTGGATTACAACGCAGAAACTGGGCTGCTGTTCTGGAAGCCGCGCCCGCGTGAAATGTTTAAAGGCAATGACCTGCGCATCTGCAACACATGGAACACGCGGTATGCTGGCAAGGAGGCACTTCGCCATATTGATGCCAACGGATATAAAATAGGTTCAGTGGCAGGCTTATCACTGAAGGCGCACAGATTAATTTGGAAACTGGTTTTTGGGCAAGAGCCAATAGGCCAGATTGATCACGTGAACGGGATCAGGCATGACAACCGGCTGGCAAACCTTAGATTGGTTAATCAAGCAGAAAACCAGCGCAACTCAGGCCTTAGGGCAGACAACAAGAGCGGTCATGCTGGGGTCTTTGTCAGCAAGACAGGAAAAATACGGCTTTATATTTCAGGCAAGTATTGCGGGACTTTTCCCACAATAGAAAGCGCTGTTGCTAAACGTATTCTTTTGGAAAAAGAACTTGGCTTTACCGGCGCAAGCCGGAAGCGAAAGGGGCAGCCGAAGCCGCCCCAATCTTTAATCGTGATATGATAATGGCTTACAGTGCGCCATTAATGTCACTAATTATACCATGTGCCTTCTGGGAATCAACCTGAAGCCCATACTCGGTCGAGATCAAACGACGCTCGGCGTGGCCTGTGCGGGCCAGTGGCTTCTGCGTGACGGTCTGCAAGTATGCAACCCGTGCGTAGTTTGGATCAAGAACGAACACATCGCGGCCAGCTACGGTGCGTGTTTCCAAGAAACGTGTTGGAACGATCTGCAATTCGCCGAAGTCGGAAACGTAAAGGTCAACAGCGGCGACGACTTTCATGTCATCGACGTTCTTAAACTTGGTTGCCGAACCGGTGAAAGTTGCAGAGATCTTCTGCTTCACAGCCGAACCACACAGAACGATGGATGGCTCTGCGCCGTTGTCCCAGCACTGAGCGATGACCGACTTCAGCATCGCTTCGGTCAGGGCGCGTGGTGTGCCGTCAGTTGCAGCCGCGTTGGGATAGCCAGTGGTGGTGCCAGACAGCGTTGGGTTTGCACCACTAACGCCACGGTTAACGTTGGTGCGCAGGAAGGCTGGCAGGCCACCAGTGATGCGGGCTGTCGTCGCATCGCCGGGAACGGCGGCTACGTTGGACAGCAGCATCACTTCCATATCGCGCTTTAGCTCTTTCAGCTTGTAGGCGATCTGCTTGGCAACAGTCTGCGCATCGGCCACACCGTTAACCTTCTGGTTGGTGTCGGAAACTTCGACAACCTTGTCAGAGATCTGGGTGTAGTTGGCAAGGCGGACAGCGTTGGTCGGCGCATCGTTGCCGGGTGCTGCTTCACCTTCCAGCACGCGGTTTGCGGCTGGTGCTGCCAGATCGACTTCCGACCACTCAAAATAAGTGTTCGTTGCAGTCTTGCGGCCAATGGCGCTCTGGAACGGGGTTTCGGTTGGCGAGATCGAAATCATCGCATCTTGCAAGTCCTCACGGATGGTTTTCACATCGTAGGTCTTGTTGGTGTTTGCATTCACAGCCATTTCGAGGCTCCTATATTAAGACAAGAGAAACTTAGCAACGTCATCAACGCTACCCGTGGATCGCATTCGGCCTTCAGCGACCTTGCGTTGCTTCACCTTGCCCGAACTGGTTGGCTGCTTGACGCCCGGTTTTACCATAGGGCGCGCGCGGTCAACCTTCTGCTTGATGCCATCCTTTGCCGCCATCATCTGACGGTATTTCATGGCGTCGTGCAGAACCCGAACCTGCCGACTGTCAACTACCTGCGCAATCTCATCCGGCGCGAAGCCGTATTCGACACCAACGTCAATCATCGCCTTGCGAACCTGCGGACCCTTTTCGGGATCGGCAATCTCCGGCAATACCTGCGTCAGCTTGGCCATCTCCTGCTGGAGTGTATAGGCCTGCGCTTGCTCTTGCATTTGTCGTTGGCGATTACTTACCGCCTCAAACTCCCCAACTTGACCCTGCCATGCTGCGACATCGTCGTCGTATTTCAGCTTGGCTTCCATGTATCCAATCGGATCTCTCTCAAAAAGATCGCGTCCGGGTGGCTTGGGCTGGGCGGGAATGCCGTCAGTCTCCAGTCGTTGGCGAAGCGTAGCAACTTGCTGTGCTTCCTGCTGCAACTGATTGTAAATTGCTTCGACCTGCTTACGGCCTTCGGCAACTTGACGCATCTGTTGCTGGATGTATTCCTGACCCGAATAGCCTCGGCGTAACTCGTCTAGGGTCACCTGCTTTTCTTCGCCATTTACCTTTACGGCATAGAGCGATTGCGCTGGCTCCTCGTCGGTCTCCTCGGCGTCCTCTGCGTCGTCATCCTCGTCGGTTTCATCGGCTTCGTCTGCCTCGTCCACCGTTTCGTCTGCTTCCTCGGCTTCCGCAACTTCCGCCTGATCGTCTTGATCGTCGGCTTCCATCACTTCGTCCTGCTCGGCAGGTTCCTGATCAAAGATCAGATTGTCCGCAACATCTTCGATGCTGCCCGTTGCAGTCGTGTTATCCACGGTGCTGCTCCCTATTCCGATGCTCCGAGATCTTGCCGTCCACTACGAACGATACAAGCTGCGTCTCCAAAGCATCTAACGCCCGGACCATCCGGTGCGCTTCCATAATCTCGTCTTGCGACGATATGGGGTGTTTGAATACCCCAATTGCTTTCCCTCTTACCATATCCAGCGCCTCGCGCAAAGTAGGATCGGCCAAAAGGCGCTCCGCGTGCTGTTTCTTCTGTTCAGCACTCATCGTGGGACACCCATTGGGTCACGCGGGGCGTTTTGTTCAGCTTTGATGGCCATTTCGTTTGCCTTCAATCCATATTTCGCCAGCAACTCGGCATTATCCAAAGCCAACTGCTGCGCCATTTTATCGCGCTCCAAATCCATGTTGGCCGACATCTCCATCATCTTGCGCTCATGGTCGGCAACCGCCTTCTGTGCGTCAAGCTGGGCGCGCTGGGCGTCGGTCTGCATACGCGCCTGCGCCTTGGCTTGTTCAACCATCATGTAGGCTTGATTGGGATCAGTCATTTGCTGCTGCTGTTGCTGCGCCTGTTGCGCCTGCATCATCATCTGCTGTTCAATCTCTGGCGACATCGGGTTGAAGTAGCGCTCTGCATTGCGGATGCCAGACGATGCCAGCATATCGGCCAGCGTGTTGCGGATGCCTGTCAGCGAAACAACACCGTTGCCCAGCCCGTACTGCTGGAATATCTGCATCTGCATCCCAAGGATTTCGCGGTATGCGGCAGACTTTTCTTCTTCGCGCCCGGTGCCAAGACCCACGTTCACAGACACATCCATCGACGTATCCCAGACGCGGGGATCAACTGGTGCAAACTGGCTGTTAAGACGCATCAGCTTTTCGCCGTCAGCGTGCTTGACCGTCAGTCGCAGTATCAGGCCGAACAGGCGGCGCATACCGCCCTCGGCAAGGTTGCGTGCCATTGTCTCGATCTGGCCCGCAGCAGCTTGTATAGTGGCGCTGACAGCCACCTTGGACGTTGACTGCATGGAGTCTGGGTCAAGCCCCATGCTGGCCCGTGTGACGCCTGTCTTTTGCTCTACCAGCCCGTCCATGTATTGCAGCGCACTCAGGGTCTGGCCTGCGGTAAACGGCACGGCATAAACTTCCATCATGCCCGGCGCGTCTTGGCGGATCACGGCCCCGATCTCATTGTTCAGCACGTCATCAACATCGACCTTGCCTTTGACGATACCGATGCGGGGATTGTTGACCATTGCCACGTTGTCCAGAACGCCGCGAAGAATTGACGTTGCCGTGTCTTGGTCGTCCATTGTCAGATCGGGAATAGACCGGCCCAGCATCGTGTGCGGTTCTGGGTCAATCTCAAAGATGGCATACGGGATTTCATCGCACGGCTCAACGGACAGCACCTTGTAGGCATTGCCGCCCAGAATAGCGCGGTGCAGCGTTGGGATACCCGTGCCGTCCACGTCGATGCGCATATACGCCTCAGTCACCATCACCTTCTTCATGGATGGATCAATGGCGTTTTCGTCTTCGTTGCCGTTCAGGCTGTAGCCGCGCCGGGCTTCTTCTTCGCTCTCTACGATCGTGTCATTGTCGGTGCTGCTATTGAGATTGAACACGTCGTCAAACTCAAAGCCCATCGCCACCAGATCACCGACGCGCATATCTGTCCGCTGGCCGCAGACATAGCAATCGTCAATCGTGCGGGCATTCCGGTCAAAGAAAAACTCCTCCGGCGGGATGCTGTCGATCACAATGTCGCCAGCGTATGTCGTGCGCGAAATCTTTAGATCATGCGACGTGACAGGCGGTGCGCCAAACGCCATCTCTGGCGCAACCATCGCTTCGGCTTCTGTGGTTTCCGTATGTTCAATGACCTCGACATCAGGATCAGACATCAACGCCTGAAACTGCATGTCGTTCAGGCCGCTGTAGGTGTAGATTTTAGTCTTGGTCTTTTCCTCATAATAGGCTTTGGCGATGCCCATCTTTTTGATCAGCGCATCGTGGAACACATCGGATAGGATGCGGAACCCGCCAACTTCGTTAAACTTCCAGTGAATGTAGGTCGTGGCCTGATCGGCAAACTGCACATCCTCTTGCCCGCGCGGGATAAACTCCACAAACTTGCTGGATGACAGAAAGATCCGCATCAGGCTTGGCTTGATTGACCGCACGATGTCGCGCACCTTGGTCGCTACAACCTTGCTGCGCCCGTCCTCATAGCCGATGTCTGTCTCACCGTCGAAATATCGCTGGGCCTTGATACGGCCCTCGCTGACATCGCTTTCGATGAAATCAATCGCATCCTCAACGGCGGTAGAGAACACCGCTTGGATGTCGCTCTCGTCAAGCGGCTGTGGGCCTGTGGTCGTATCTTCTTCGTCCTCAATCACGCCAGCGTCATCAAGGATGTCCAACACTTCTTCGGGGATCATATCTTCGGGGTCCATGTCGTGTCCTTTATTGAGGCGAGTATTCGGACTCAAGCGCGCGTGTCGTGGCTGGTGTGGCCGTTGTGAATAGCGTTGCAGCCAGCAATCGGGAAAGCTGCTCTGTTTGCGAGTCGGTCAACTGCTGGCCCTGCATTGCGGCATCAAGCGCACGCAAAGCAATGACAGCATCGTCGCCCTGCTTTTGCGTCAGCGCTCGTGCAATGTCCTGATAGATGCGCTGGCGCTGTGCTACAGTATATTCGTTTGTCATGCCAGTGACAGCCTGCACCACCGCTTTTGCCGTGTTGATCGGCTCGCCCTGCGCAAGCTGGCCGACAATGCCAGGCGTGGTCATGTCGCGCACCTGCTCGTCAGTAGCTTGCCGAATTGCCGTGCGCGAATTGACTGAAGTGGCGGCACGGGTTTCAGCCGCAACCATTGCCTGATCCAGCATTCGCAGCATTTCATCTGCATCATCGCCAAGAACGCGCCGAATCTTCTCGCGCGCGTTGTCGCTGCCAGCTTCACGCAAAACAGCCAGAGCCTGACGTGCGTCAATGTTTGGATCGCTTGGGATGCGTTTCACGTCACCGACGATCTGGTCAATGCGGGTGCGAAGGCCAGACTTTGCGGCTTCAATCTGCGCTTGCGACGGGTTTGGACCAAGTTCCAGCCGCACGTTTTCAACGCGGGTGCGGGGGCTTAGAAGTGCCTCACCCAATTCAAATGCATTGCGCTCTTGGATCGTGTCGCCGCCGACCCTGACGGCCTGCGCATAAGTGCCGCTTGGGCCGCCCGTGGCTTCAATGATGGCGTCGCGCAGGTCATTAGCCTGACGCTGGTAGCGAAGGCTTTGCGGCGTATCTACGGCGACAAGCCCTTCAGTGTTCTTTGCGCCCCGCGCCAGAGCGTTTAGCTGCCTTTTCAATTCGTCAAGCTGCCGCACGTTTGGCATCTCAACAAACTGCATTGATCCGTCGGGTCCAATTTGGGCCATGATCTGCTGATTGGTCATACCGCGATCCCGCATTTCTGCGTTAGCTTGCTGGATGGCTTGGTTCAAAATGTCAGGCTCAATCCGCTGGGTCACGATTGCTTCAATCTGGCGACCAGTTGGACCGGCATAATCAATTGGCGTTGAATATGCAGCATCATACAGCGCAGTGCGCTCCGGTCCTGACCGGCGCATGATTTCGTTCACCGCTGAGACTGGCCCCTCTGCTGGCTGCCCAAGCAAACCTGTCATGCCAGTGTCCAGTTGCTCATTGACGCGCACCATACGCTCATCAAGCGGCCCCCTGACGGCCTGTGCGCCTGCGGGGCTGGATGCACCAGTCGCATCAAGCAACGCCTGCGCAGCGACGCCAGCATCGCCCACCATGCCCTCTTGGCCTGCCATCTCAACCCGTGAAATGGCGTCGTTGATGTCGCCACCCATTTGGAATGTGTTTTTGATTACGCGCGCAGCGTTTGGAGATATTCCAAAGATTGACGCGATCTGCGCAACATCGCTGCGGCGCACCATGTCCATGACATTAGACGCGCCCTGCGCAACGTAAGGTCCAGCAGCGCCCAAGAGACCGCCAGCAACTGCGCCGAAGCCTGCGCCTGACTGCGCCTCGGCAAGCCGATCTGGCATCGTCTGGCCTTCGCCTGCTCCATACACAGCACCCTCTACACCGCCAGCGGTCGCGCCAGCCAGAAGTCCGCGCAACGCTTGCGCACCGCGCGTGCCAGCGCCAAGAACAGCCCCGACACCAGCGGGGATCGCGGTTGGTGCGGCAGCGGTCAGCGCAGCCAAAGCAGCCGCAGGGACGGCAACACCGCCAGCCAAATTCAGCGCGGCAGTTTCGCCAGGCCGCTCACGCTCCATTGCGCCCGCCAATACCCGCGCTCCAGTCGCAGCATTTGGCCCCCGCAAAGCGCCTACAGCCTCATCAACCATTGACCCCACAAAAGGCGTGCCGCGCGCAAACTGTGTTGCCCGTGCTGCGCCCAAGTTTTCCTCAATCAGCGACCGATCAATAGAACTGCGCGAAATATCGCCCGCGCTGGTTCCGGCCATTGCCTTTTCAACAGCGGCAGGGTCCATTGAACTGAAGCCGGGCGAGACAACGTAACGCTGGCCATTTGGCCGTTCAAAGACGCGCGTTGACCCGTTCCGCGAAATGATGCGCGGCGTTGTGGAAAGGTCAGCTTCTGCCGCCATGCGGGCCGCGTCCTCTGGGCTTTGCGCCCTTACCTCAAAATTAACGCCGTCACGAGATACGGGATAAATGCGTTCAACCATCAGTAAGGCTCCCCGACGGTCACGCCGTTAATTGTGTTTCCGGTAGTTGTGGGTGCAGCCGATCCGCCGTTACTGACCCGATCAACAGCGCGCTGATAAATCTCTTGCAGATCGCGCAGACTTTCTCTGAATGCCTCTGCGCTTTGCGCACGATTAAGCCTTGCGATGGCGTTTGTTGCAGCCTGCCCTTCTACTTCCGTAATAGAGCCGCCACCCTTGAGGCTTTCAAACGCCTGCAAGAACGCCTGCCCTTGCAGCTGCTCAATTCGGGTCACAAGGTCAGTCCCTGATTGCGACATTGCAGGCAAGCGGCCTTGGATCATGCCCGTAACGCTTTCAAGGCTGGGACTGTTCAAAACGCTGTTAATCAATTCCAAGCTGTCTTGCGCTGTTGCCGCTTGGGCTTGCATGTCAACCTGCGCAGCTTGCGTTTCCTGGGCAGCAGGGCTGCCTGGCGCGGTCACAAAGCGGACGCCACCTTCAACGCTAGGATCAGCAACGGCAATTCGGCCATCAGTCATTATCTTCATTTGCTCGCCGGGCATGTTCACAGTGGTCCCGCCACCACCGACCTTGTTCGCCGTGCCGTCAGCCTTAAGGTTGTAAAGACCGTCCTCAATCTGTGTGCCGGGGAACATTTCACGCATCTGCACGGCGCTCAGGATCTGGCCACGGTCAGGCGCAGGTTTCTGCGAGTCTTGATAGGCCTTCAATGCGGCCACGGCTCCGATTGCGTCAACAAGCTGCACAAAGCGTTCTCCGCCCGGCTGCGCGCGCAGAAACTCAATGGTCTTGTTCTTGGATTGCGTATCCTGCCGCGTTTGCGCACGCCCTGCGATCCGATCCGCCGACATCTGCATCAAGGCTTGGTTGGGGTTCATCGTCAAACCGCCAAAGCCGATGGCCAAGCTGTCAAGAAAGTCTGGGTTGGAAAGCAGGCCGCGAATGCCACCGGGCTGTTGCTCCTGCGTCGGTTGCGACGGCAGCATCGTTGGCTGTCTCATGGCTGTTTCCCTCGTGTTCTGTGTTGTGCCGCGATCCGCATCCGCTCTGCCGAAAAGGTGGTCGCCAATGCGTGTAAAATCTTTCCCCTCGGCCCATGATGGGTTTGAGATGTCGGGGTTGTAAAAGTGCGTTGCGCCGCCGGTGATGTCACCAGCCGTGCCAGACAACAGGCTGTCCGCAACCATGTAAGCGGTTTCGTCTGGGCGGATTGCGTCAATGTTCTGACCTTGCTCGCCGCGCGCATAACCAGTGACGCTGTTCATTGGCGAGAATTGACCGGGCTTCATAATGACGTCACGAACGCCGTTGCCATAGCCGGGTTGACTGACGCGGTTCATAACGACATTGCCAGCAGCCAACATGCCAACCGGCCCTTGATTGCCAGCCTCGGCAGTCAGTATGCGTGCAAACAATTCCCGATCATCTGTGCGCCAATCAACCATCAGATATTCAGCCCGCCATAGTTGACGCGCAGATAACCGTCAGACGCGCGGTGAACAAGGTGCGGGTGCGTCTCCATCAATTCATCGGCCATGACGCCGACTGTGGGCTGGTCTGGGCTGGCGATGCGCTTGCCTTCGTCTGTCCAATCCCAAGAGTAAATATTGACGCCGCTGCGCTCACCAATCGGTGTGACGTTTGTCTTCAAGCGGCGATCAGACGCCATGTAAGTTGCACCAGCTTGCGCCCCAGCTTGAAGGTAATCAAACCAACCAGGATTGCGTGTCTCCGTTGTTGATCCCTGATTAAAGTTGCCCGCGCTTGTTGCCCCCATGCGCGTGTTTAAAGCTGTCTGCGGTGCGTTAGCAAAGCCGCCGTATTGCGCACGGGCAGCGTCAATCAATCGCTGGTTATTCTGCTGCTGCAACAAACCCTGCTGCTGCTGCATCCCAATGATGCCCTGACCCATACCGAAGCCAGTCTGGCCCAAGCCTCCAAGCTGACCAGATGCCTGCAAGCGAAGGTTTGCGGCCTGCTGTGCTGCTTGCTGGTTGGCTTGCTGTGCGTCCAGCGTCATGCCCTGTCCAAACTCTTGCGCCCGACCAAATGCCCCTTGGTTTGCTATTTGCCCTTGAAGCCCTAATGCTTGTCCAAACTGTTCCGCCGCTGAACGCGCAGACTGGTTTGCCAGCGCAGCTTGCATCTGATTGGCAACGTCCTGCTGAGATGCGCCAAGCGCCGTCTGGAAGCCCTGCTGACGCAGACCCGCCGCAAGCTGACCGCCTTGCCGTGCAAACGCTTCGTTGGTCAGGCTTTCGGCAACGCCTTGACGCGATCCACCGAAGGCACCAGCCGCAGATGCTTGCGCCCCCAGTTGGTTCATTTGCATTTGACGCTGGCGCTCAAGGTCGCCCATCGACGTATCAATGACCTGCTGCGTGTAGGGGTTCATGTAAGTGCCGATGCCGCCAACGGCTTGCTGCGCAGCCACAGCGTCAGGCGTATAGCCAAACTGCGTGCCAACCTGCTGCGGATCGTAACCGAATTGGGTATCAACCTGCTGCGGATCGTAACCGAATTGGGTATCAACCTGCTGGCCCTGAAAGCCCATGATGTTACGCGCGCCGCCCATTGCGTCAGTCAGCGCACCAGACGCTTGCTTAAACACGTTGTTTGCCGCTGCGGGATTAATCGCAGATGGCATTGGTGTTGGTGCAGATTGCATTACTTGCGCCGGCCTTGGAGCCATTGGCGCAGGCATCGGTGTCGGCGCTGCTGCTGCTGCTGGATTAGAACCACGGCCCATGAGTTACCCCCGTCAATTTCTGTTTGGACGCGCCACTGGGCGCATAGGTGTTGTGCTACGGCTTGGCAGCGCATTGGTTATGCGGGCAATCGCCTGATTGGCTGGACGCTCAAGCCGTGGATCGTTCACACCGCCCGGCAGAACCGATCGCAAGCGACTGGACGCAAACGAGCTTGGTTCGCTGCGTTCACGCGCTTGCTGAATACGCTCACGCCCATCTCGATCACTGCCGCTATCTGAGGGCTGGGAAACTGCTGCACCGCCACCCTTGTTGCCCAGACCGCCATCGCGCGGCCCCGTAACCGGATCAATGAACATTGCTGTAAGTGCATCAAATTGCGCAGGCGCGCGCTGCTGCAATTCGGCAAGAGCTTGGTCATAAAGCCCGCCAGAAGAATATGCGCCCATTCCGCCGTAATCCATCGCGGTCGGCATACCAGCCCCAGCAGATGTAGGCGCACCAAGGCCAAATGCATTAGCCGCCGCGTTGATGTTGCCACCGGCTGACATTTGCATTGGCGTCATCGCAGCAACGTCTGGCCCGTAATAGGGAACATAGCCAATTTGCGCGATCTGGTCTGCGCGGGCAATATTGCCCTTGGCCGCTGACTCAAGATACTCTGGTATTTTGGTTTCGGTTGTGGTGCTGCCGCGACCCATTATTCAAACTCCTTTTCCAAGACCGTCATCACCGGCTTGTATCCGTATTTCTCAAGAACCCGCTTCCAACCATGTCGCCCCGCGATTGTCATGCTGGTGCAGCCCTGTGTCTTACTCCAAGCTACGGCGCTGTCGATCATATCAATGATTTGATCCATCTCGCCGCCAGCCAAAAAAACGTGCAGGACTTTCTTCTTTGGATATATCACAATCTCTGTGACAGCGCACCCCCTTTCGGCAGGCCACAATTGCAGCTTGCCGTCAAGAATTCGCTCAGAAACGTCATCAAACGTGTGCGTCCCGCCGCTGTATTCCAGCGCGTCATCAATCCACGGGCGGCAATGGTCAATGATATTCAAGACCTGATCCTCGTGACTGACAGAGACACAGACGGCGTGGCGGGCGCAAATGCAGTGGCAGCAAATGCTTCAAGCGATGCCGTTGTGTGATAATTTGTTGCCCAGCAAGCCTCAAGGTAATCACCGGCGCTTACGCTAAAGATAGCGCCCTTCGTGACAGGCTTTGTTGATGTGTTGTCATGCAGGCTCGCGCGCGTTGCCCCAGATGGCACATCAACGCCGTTGATCCTCGGCCAAAACCAAAAATCAACTTTCGATCCACTTGTGCTGTAAACCTGCGCAGTGAAGGTCAGGTAATAAACGCCGCCCTCCTCAAAGATAATCCGGCTTTGATTGGGCGATGCCCCAAGGCTAATCCCCTCGGAAAACCCAGCGGCTGGCGCGTCAAAGACAATCGGATAGGCAGTGTTAGACGCCGCCGCAGTGATGTCATTGTCCTGGGTCAGAAACCCAAAGCCATTGGCAATGACAAGCTGACGCCATTCGCCATCAAGCGACACCACCGGATACTTGTTGTCCCGATCCCACAGCAGCACGCCGTTCTCTGCCGCCGTAGCCCTTGCATCAAGCGCACCTAACTGGTCCAAAGCGCGTGCCAAATACCGGCGGATGTTCTCAGCCCATGCTTTCGCATCTGTGGTAAATGGCGGGATCACACGGCTCATCTACGGCCACCTGGGACAGCATCAAGCCGCATCACGCCCACGCGCCAGTCAGCCGCAGAGTTGCCATCAACGCGCATCCGCACCTGACGCCCGGTGAACCGCATGCTCGTCGGGTTTGCCATGCTGAATGGCCCGTAACTACGTTCAGTTGCAGTTGGATAAAACCGTGTCTTGAACGTAGCCGTGACATCGCCCAGCGTTCGTTCGTCTGGGATAAACTGCTGCACGCTCATTACCTGATCGCCAGTCCCAAGCGTGATTGGCCCGCTTTCGCAGAATGGCGTAGCGCCGCTGTAGGAATAGCCCGCCTCATGCTCATATAGAACACCGTCGGCAGCGATCCACATAGGCTGACGGAACGCGCCGCTGTCAACGCCAGCCGTGCGGTCAATGTCGCCAGTGGACCAGACGTTCTGCGCGTAGTCGTAGACGACATAGCGGTTGCACTCAACGCTGGCACCGCTTGGATAGAACCACCATATCTCGCTCCAGCGGCTGTTGACTAAGGCGTGAACCTTTGACCGCTGATCGGTGTTAAAGTCGCTAAAAACGTAGTCGCTGACTTCGCTGGGCAACTCCTGCACGGCACCGCCGCTGTATGTGAAGAAACTGCGCGCGCCCATCCAGACAACGCCCATGTCAATCGCAACCGCCGCATTGGCCGCAATCAGGCCGCAGGACGTGCCGACACGTTCAAAGCCATAGACGAACGGCGGGCCTTGGTAAGTCGCTGTGTGGGCGTCCTGATCGGTCAGGATCAACGCCTGCCCACGGGTCCGCAGGCCGCGCAAGATCGTGCCGTTGGTCTGGATCTCGATGTCGCCCGCCTCGTTAGTCGCAAGAGGCGTCCAGACCGTGTTGTCCTCTCGATCAGAAAACGCAATCTTGCGCGGGTTTCCACCAGCACCAAAGGCGAACAAGGATCGTTCTTCTGTCACCATCAACGCGGAGCAATTCTCTGGGCTGTTGGCGATCTGCGCGGCATCTTCAGCAGAGTCTAGCTGCCACTCGTACAGATTGCCATCATCAGCCGTGCAGCCGACAAGGTATTCGCCCCAGTTATCCAGCGACCATGTGGTAGCGGGCAACAGCGTTGACGTGTCCTGACGGGGCG